CGGCGCAAAGGTCTAACAGACCACGAAGTGATGAATCTGCTTCATCTGAATAACGAGGGTGTGAGCGCCAGATGCGTCCTACGAATGCATTCTTAGAAAGCTTGTTGTTGGCTGCCATAGATCCACCAATGCTTTGTTCTCTACGACCAACAACATTGAATCCACCACGAGTGTCAGTCATTATCTCATCTACAGATTTAATGTCCCAAGACTCTGGAATTCCTGAACCGACACGTTCTGGCATTTGAACTAAGTAACATTCACCAGCAACTGAAATGTTTAGTGCAGCGTCGCGAAGAAGTCCTGCTTGTCCGCCATATGCAGAATCTAAACGAGCCAATGCCCGCTCAGCCGCTGCAGCTAAACGTGGGTCAATAGTGTTAGATAGTGCTACTGGTGCTGGAGCCTCTGCGGCATTATCAACAGCAGCAGCGTAGATACGAATGCGAGAAACTACAGAGGCAACTAGATTAAATGCGTATTTGATTTCTCCAATAGCATCGTAGTATTCCCATGCTTCAGATTGCCATGCACTAGAGCCAGCAGAGCGACGTTGTTTGAATTGCTCGAACTCGCCTTTATCATTAATTTTAATTTGTACTGCAGCAGCAGTTAAAGTTCTAGGTGTTGAGTAGGAAACTGATTGGGCGTTAGTGGAAAGGAATATTGAACTAGGGCCTGTAATTTTTGGCTTAGCGTTTCTAATTACTTGAGTAGAACGAGTAGTAGACTTTTTTCTTTGTCTAGTCTTTTTTGGTGCAGCCTGAGGCGCGACAATAGGGGTAGGCTCTATCGGCTCTTGGTGTTTAAAAACACTCACCCTTTTAACTCCTCGTCTCTATGGCGGAGTAGAGGACTAATCATTTTTCCTCATACGCAGCCAGCAAACCAGCAATGGCAGAGATTGCCAAAACAATCGCTACTGGATGTACTACATTAGGGATAATCATACGTGATATTTCAAGTAGTGATGCGACCCATATCGATGTGCACCACATACAGGTAAAGAGATAGCCAAACTTTGACCTCTCTGGAGGAAACCTTTTCCAGATTGCATTTCTTGGTCTAGAGAAAATCTCGTCTTTTACTATAAGCCTTGCTAGCCTATAGGTCGCAAGACCAGCGACTGATAATTCAAAAAAACTATCCATCTATTCTTCCCCTCCAACGGTAATGATTGAGCCATAGGGGTTCCAAGACCTCAAGCGGGAACCACAACCGCAGTTCTCATCCTTACTAAATGCAATAAGTTTTCCCGACTCAGTGGTCACTCTATGAATCCTATCTATCTTGCTATGAGAAATATATGTCTCATTAAAGACCACATTGGCGCCTGTAGGAGTATCTACAGCAATTAAAAGTTTATTATTTAAAAGGATTGCCCTACATCTATCTACGTGCCTAGTGCCTGCAGGAGATGCTCCCTTAGGTAAAAGCTCGTTTATATCTTCTAGAGAGCCTGGTAGGGCTAGAGCAACCATTGCTGGAAACACGTCTGCTACCACGTTCACACGACCCCCTTGTACTCGGAAGGTATGTAAAAATCTTCCCAGCCTAGAAATGATTTAGCAATTGTTAGAGGAACTAGAAGAGGTTTTTCTCTAGAAGTACCTTCGGGGGTCAACCATACATCCATATCTTCTTTTTTCAGTGCTATAGGAAAGGACGCCCAGGTTTTATTTTTCTTAAGAAGTTCTATAGGAAAGGCAATTGGATGAGGAGATTCCTTAGAAGTAATTGTTTCTAAACGTCGAGCATTTGGTCTAGCGCCCTGCTTCTGGGGGTTTAGCCATATGGCAACAACTAAGTCTTTTTCTAGGTATGTCCCAGAGGAGTTCTTATATGTCTTAGCCATTACTTATCCTTCTAGCCATTGCTCTGTAAGTAACTCCAGCAGCCTCTGCGATAGCAGCCGTTGAGACCCCTCGACTATGCAGACTCTTTGCGGTTTCGGTTAGTTCACTGTTTGCTAGGGCTAGTTCGCTATTTGGTGCGCTCTTTGCTCTATAGCGTCTAGAAAGGCTTGAGAGGTGTTTTAAGCGAGGTTTTAGCTCTGGGGGCACACCTAGGGATATAGAACGTAGCCTAGGAGTATCAGAAAGGGGGGACAGAACGGTTAGAGACTTGGCTGGAGTTTCTGGAATAGGCTTTATCTGCTCCTGCTGAGCAGCATTTTTGACCCAGAAATGGATAGTTGATTTTGGCTTAGGCGGAGTAAAGGACTCAGCGATAATCCCGAGTGACCAACCTGCTTCCCAGAGGCAGCGCAGGCGGGCAGTAAATGCCTCCTGAGAAAGAGATAGCAGAAACTTAATCTCTTCCTTAGGTAGTTTCGGTTTGTTCTTCACTATTGTATTTTACATCGTTTTAAGATGTCGTACAGGAGCAGGGCATTGATTCTTGGACGAAAAAGAAGAAAACATGAAGGTTTCCATTATTTGCTTTTGGCCTGCGAGAAGGCTCTGTATGGTTTCGGACATTTTCTAAATCGTTTCCGGAAAGTTTTTTAATAAAGTTGAGTCGAGGCGGCTCAAGTTTACTTTCTTACTTAAGTTGTTACTATCTAACTCTCTTACTTGGTTGACTAGTATCTGACTAGTATCTGACTAGTGTCTGACTAGTCGAGGGTCAAGTAGTTGTTGATAGTTGATGCCCTCTGAGACTCTGACTAAGTTACTCCTGAGTAGCCTCTTATAAATGTGTTGCCTAAATCACAGACACGCTGAGGGTTATACACTTGACAAGCCTAGGATACTAGCATAGTCTTATCTCATAAGCACAAGGGGTGCTTAAAAAAGGGGAAAGAGAAACATCATGAGTGCAATAGTGAAAACAGAATGTATTAGTAACGAGCAAGGTTTTGTGCCTTGCATACACCTAGACGGAAGTAAATGCTTTCTTGTCTTTTGCATGGAGTGTGGGAAAGATCTTTACAGAGAGTGCCAAGTCTAAACAAGGCTTGTGTTAGGTACTTGATAGAGAGCACCGCATGCTAAGTGTTATACACTTGACAAGCCTATAAAGGTATTATAGTCTTATCTCATAAGCACAAGGGGGAAACTAATGAAGTGCACACAATGCAACACTTACCCGTTAGCGGTTCAACCGCAAGGACTATGCATCCACTGCTACGCAACAACAGAGCAAGCACAAAGGGGAATGCAGGTCTATACAGAGGGCGGGTTGCTACACCGCAAGATGCTAGGACTAGAGGAGGGCAACTAAATGGCTAGAGTAATAGTTACAACTAAAGAGCAGGGAATTGCTACGGCACTAGAATTAATCGCTAAGTACCCTGATGCAACTACTGTAGAGGCTATCATTGACCGCGCAAGACTAGACGGCACTCTAACTGATAAAACATCTACCCTAATCGTATGGGGCAGACTTCATAGGTTTATCCCTAACCTAGTATAAAGAATTACGGCAAAAGAGAAGTCACAAAAGTGGCCTCTTTCTTTTTATCTAAGTTTGTCTTCTGGAGCTGGTTAGCAAAAAGTAAAAAAGCTTCTACAGCTAATAGAGCTGAGCTACCGCAGAATCAGACACATAGAACATTAAATGCTTGACAAGCTCTTTAGTGTGGGTGTATTGTATGTTTCATAAGCACCGCAAAAGGCGGGGCATAACAAAGGGGTAATAAGATGACTAAACATTCAATCAGCTTTCAAGTAGAGGGCTACGAACTAAATGAGTTTGCTTTAATGGACTTAATACGAACCGCAGTGCTGCCAGCTCTCAGCCTTGAGCTAGTTCCCGTAACCTTTGAGGTAAAGAAAGCTAGAAAGTAATTAACGCTCTATAAAAAGCCCCCCGCCTCATAGGTTGGGGGCTTTTTAGTTTTAGTAAGCTATTGAAACCTTTGTGTCCGCAAACAACTTTCTTACTGTGAGCTCGTTGATACCTTCATCGCCGCAGAAAGCTAACAACGACTTATGGGTGTTTTCTTTGTACCAACCTCGTTTATCTATGTCGGCATCTACATACCCTTTAGCAACTAGCCGCTCTTGAACTAAAGCAACTGACCTGGAGTTTCGTTCATTGCTGCTAAGAACTAGCTTAGACAACACAACAACTTCTCCATCTTGGTAATTAGCTGCTGCATCTAATTTTTTACTTTTTGCTGTTTCAGCCGCAGGAGCTTCAGCTTCAGCTTCAGCTTCAGCTACAGCTGCAGGTTCTGCTGGAGTATAAACAACTTCAGCAACTTGCTCGAGCTCTGGTTTTAGTTCTGGTTCTAGCTCTGGTTCTACTGGAGTATCAACAACTTCTACAACCGCAGGGGCTTCAGGCTCAGACGGTACTTCCCAGGTGTCTGGGGCTTCTTGGTTTAATTCATCGCTCATTACTTTTCCCCTTCTGGGAACTTTGTTATCCATAGATTAAAATTGCTTTGCACGGTATTACCATTATAAGGGAACTTGCCTACCCCCCATGATGACCAATTACTGCCTTCATTGCTCATGTGATAGGCAATCTGGGCATTGACAACTGGGTCGAACAAGTCTTTGTTGGAGTTAAGGTCGTATTTATCACGCCGTGCTACGCCTAACCCACCAATCATATTGATTTGGAAGATGCCGTATGAGTTATCTCCTGTTTTAACATTGCCATTAAAGGCTAGAGGGCGTCCATTTGATTCTTTCTTTACAACTGCCCACGCTACTTTGAGTGCTCTACCTTCAAACCCAACGGTGCTTAGCATCTTGGCTAACTCTTCATCGGTGAAGGGAGTCGTCTGCTCAGAGAACTTCTTCAACTCTAGGTTCCTAATTTTTACTTTATGCGCTTCTATTTCTTTATCTATCTGGTTCTTCAGGGCATCTTTACCCTGCATTGTTTGCTGTGCGTTTGATGTTTGGATGTGTGTAGAGAAAACTGATACGAATACCACCGCAAGTAAAACGCTTGCTATTTTTTCGACAACTCTGTTGTTTAGTTTGTGCATAGATTTTCCTTTGTTAGGGGACAGAGACAAGGTTGCTTAATTAGCCAACCCGTATCACCCGCTCTGGGGAGATAGGTACTACAACTACCTTTCTAATGCGTCCTTAGGTCATGAGTCATTTGGTCGTTCATAGGTATCAGGTTACCACAAATAGTGCAGGAAAGTGAGTTTCTGCCTTAGCAACTCTCGCAAATAAGCCCATTTGTGTAGTGATTCTCCTCTACAGCCATAGTTTTACCGCATTTCCAGCAAGAAATGTAAATGATTTGTTTTTTCGTGGTTTTCATCTAAATACCCCCCTTTAAGTTAAATAGTATCACCTTTATGACAAATAGTCAAAGACACGCCGAGACAGCAAAAAACCCCCTATCCCAAACCAAGTTCTAGGGGGCTTCTGCCAAACCTATCTTTTCGGCTTACTTCTCTCTACTAGCC